CCAATGGTGCATCGGCACCAACAACGGCACCAACAGTAACGTTTTACGTGGGCGAGGCGACAGGTGTAAAGCGCAAATTTTATCAGGTGGCAGGCGACACAGTGGCGAGTAGCGTCAATGACTTCGTGTGCGAGATTCCAGCCCCAGGCATGTTTGTTAATGTCACGATTCTGAATGGCGCAACCAATGCGATCACAGTCGAGGCTTACGCGCAAGAACTGACAACGATCTAAGGCGGAGCTATGGGGATTAGATATACCCAGCCGCAAAGTCCTGCATTACTTGACACCAACAACCCTATTGGTAGGTCTGTTGATTATTTCTTCACGCCTACATTTCAAGGTGACGGCAGGGGAATAGTTGCTAATTTGCCTACTGGCGGCATATCTACTGTTTATAGTAACTATGGGCTTGGCAAAAAGCCAGACGGGACTACTGGTTATTTTTCCGGCCCATCAAATATAACAATTAAAGGTAATGGCGCGTGGACACGGTTTGCGGCATTGCGCATTGGTAGTGGTAGCTCGACTAGAGCTATTCTTAGTAGCGGTGGTTCCGGCGGAGAGATGTGGCGAATTTCCAATAATACCGATGTTGTTCTTGTAAAAACAAATCAGAACATTGAGTTCACCCAAGCGGGAATTGTCTCTGCAAATGAATACTGTATTTTAGTTTCTGTAAATGATGCAGGTGGCTCGAATAATCTGTACACATACAAGAATGGTGTTCTTGTTGCAACAACAGCGGGGTTAACCACTGGCATAGGTGGTGTTGCTATAGTGGGGCAGTCTGGCTTTGCTACTAGCTATGCCGACCATGAGTTTTATTTAGTTGGTAGCGTTAATAGAGCATTATCAGCAGCAGAAGTAGCATCGCTCTCTAACAACCCCTGGCAAATCTTCCAGCCGACGCCTCGCCGATTGTGGGTAGTCGGGGCAAGCAGTGGAATTCCAACTCTCTCCGCAGCAGCCGCAATCAATCTAACCAGCACAACTGCCACGCCGCAATGTGTGCTCACATTCTAAGGATTCCTAATGGCAGATAATGTAACCTTACCGGGCGCGGGAGTTATTGCCGCCGCCGATGATATTGGTGGCGTTAAAGTTCAGCGAGTCAAGCTCATCTATGGCGCAGATGGCGTGAATGATGGCGATGTCGCCAAGACCAACCCATATCCGGTGACAACAGATTTCCGTGTTATTTCAGGCGTAGGAATGGCGTCATCATTTCGGATACTAGGCAACGCTGCTGCATTGCATAACGTATTCTCAATCGAGAATTCGGTGGGGTCAGCAGTGCTTGTCAGCGTCAAGAAGATAAGCATTGAACTGGATGCGACAGCGGTGCTTACCGCTAATATGCCGCTAGTCAAGTTATCTCGCCCAACAGCATTGCCTACTGGCGGGACAGCGCTGTCAAAGGGCGTGACAGATAGCACGAAATCCACCTCGGCGTCCGTGATCGTGCGCGGTGCAAATGCTTCCGATGGCGGAGCGGCAACAGCAATTACAGCAACGGCAGGAACCATGCTGCGCGCTGACTACATTATGCGGCTGCACACAGCAGTCGGTCAGGTGCTATCTCCACCGCATGATTTAATAACTGATGGCTCACCGATTATTCTACGAGCAAACGAAGCCTTGCTGATTGTTGTCGATGGACTTGTTACAACGGGCAACCCCGCGACTAACCATTGGCAGGTTGATATTGTCTGGGAAGAGTACACCTAAGCAGAGTGTGAATAATGCTGCTGCTATTTAATCAGTTCCCGCTCCTCTATTACGTCATTTATCCGTCGGCTGGTAGTGCGCCGACTGCTGCACAGATTAAAGCAGGTCAGGACGCTACAAGCGCGGCGGCAGTAGCATCAGGGGCGGAATATGCAGCTACCGTATCCGGCACAGAAACCTTTGCAGTCGCGGCAACAGGATTAACAGCATCGACTAGCTACATTGTCGCACTGGTATGGTCAGACGGAACGACTGATTCAAACGTTGTTGTAAGTAGTGCATTCGTAACAACGTCAAGCGGGACAGTTTGGAACGTGTCGATCAGCGAGACGGTCAGTTTATCCGATGCGGTATCAGCGATTGCAGGGTTCCAAGGCGCTCAAGCTGAATCAATAACATTGACCGATAGCCAGAGTACGACAAAGCTTTCTGCTGCATCTGTTACCGAGTCGATAACTTTAGCTGATAGCCAGAGTACGACAAATCTTGCATCGGTTTCCGCAAGTGAATCAATGGCTTTGGCAGATACGCCTTCATCGGGTGTGTCGACAGGGGTCAGCACGAGCGAAGCAATGGCATTGACAGAATCCTTGTCGGCTTCTGCTTTATTCGCTGTATCCATGACAGAAGCAATGACGTTGGTGGAGTCGATTACATCGGCTTTGACAGCGGCAGGTAGCGTTGCGGAAACCATCGCGCTGGTAGATACGCCTACAGCATCGGGAGTATTGGCAGCTTCCTCTGCCGAGGCTATGACACTAGGTGATATATCATCAACTAGCGGACAAGTTACATCGGCAACAGCAGCAGAGACGATGGCCTTGAGCGATGCGGAAACGGCGCTTGCAACCTTTGCCGCCAGCGTATCAGAAGCGGTAGCGTTGGTCGATAGCCTTGCAGCAGCAGCGCAGTTCTCGGCAAGTATGAGCGAAGCCCTATCATTGATAGATTCAGAATCAACCAGTGGCCAGATTACAAATGCTGCAATAACAGAGGCTATTACCTTAGCCGACGTGCAGTCGGCAATTGCGGTATTTACTGCCAGCATGTCGGAATCTGTTTCGTTGGTCGATATTCTTTCGGCATCGGCTCAATTCTCGGCAAGCATGGGTGAGGCGATTTCACTTGCTGATTCGGCATCAACCAGTGGGCAGGTATTGTCATCGGCCATTGTCGAGAGCATTGCATTAATAGATACGTGGAGCGCTACTGCTTCGCTTACAGCATCGGTTATTGAGGCGCTTTCGTTAGTCGATATTCCGCAAGCGATTGCCCAGATGGGCGTGGTGCAAGTCGAGGCAATGTCGTTGTCCGATAGCCAGACGGGTAATGCCGTGTGGACGGTTGCCATAATCGAGCTAGTGACGCTTTCTGATGTCGTTGACTGGATAGCAGGGATAATAAACACTGACAAATACCCGCTAGCAGGTGTTCCAATCATCAGGCCGCTAGACGGCGTTTCAATTCAATACCCACAGGCTGGGGTTACAATTATCAGGCCGCTCTACAGCGTTTCAATTCAATACCCGTTAGCGGGAATTAAAAGGACTTATCCATAATGGCATTAATAGTTGAGGACGGCTCAGGCGTCATCGGTGCCGAAAGCTACTTGAGCGAGGCGGACAGCCTGACCTACCATGCCAACCGAGGCAATAGCACATGGGCGACCATCACGCAGACACAACGTGAACAAGCATTGCGAAGGGCGACTGACTACATGATGCAAGCCTACCGGCTGGACTGGAAAGGTTTTAGAACCAAGGCGACGCAGGCGCTTGACTGGCCACGCGGTTATGTTCCAATTCCTGACTCGGTGACATTCAATGGGGCTTATGGTGCGATGGTTGCGCCCAATGTAGTGCCTATTGAAGTAAAAAATGCGTGTGCTGAATTGGCTCTAAAAGCCGCCGCCGGTGATCTATTGATTGATCAAACGCAAGGGCTGATTGTCGAGCGTATCGGTTCTATTTCTGTGGAGTATGATAAATACAGCCCACAGAGTACGCGTTACAAGTCCATTGATGCACTGCTGAGACCCTATCTGGTATCCGGCAACGGCGCGAGTTCAAGGATTACTAGAACATGACTTATGCCAGCAATGCGGCAACAGCATCCAAGTTGATTACAAAGTATGGGCGTTCAATCACGCTGCGCAAATACAGCGTCGGGACTTATGATCCCTCCACCGGCGCGAATACTACGACTATCACTGATAGCACAGTGACCGGTGTGGTGTTTGACTTTAGCGCCGGGCAAACAATGGAACGCGGAACATTGATTCAAGCAGGTGACAAGCGCATCCTTTTATCTGCAAGCGCTGCGCCCTCTTTACAAGATCACGTGTTGATCGGGACAACAGAATATACGATTATCTCGGTCGGTGAAACAAATCCCGGCGGCGTTTCGGTTATGTTCGATATTCACGTAAGAACATGACTACCTTTTCCACCGTGGTGCGGGACTTTGGCGAAAAATCCAAAGTCCGCATTGATGATTTGGTGCGTAAAGTAGTCATTGACGTTGGCGCCCGACTGGTTGAAAAGTCACCAGTGGGGGATCCGTCCGCATGGAAGAACCCGCCACCTCCGGGCTACGTAGGCGGCAGGTTTAGAGCTAACTGGCAATATGGATTCAATCAACGCCCAATAGGCGATTTATCTGATATTGACCCTTCTGGCGCAGTATCCAACGAACGGATTATTACGGGCACTGAGAGCAACCCAGCCGCCGGAGTGCATTATTTAATGAACAACCTTCCCTATGCGCAAAGGCTAGAGACAGGGTGGTCAAGCCAAGCACCTCAAGGCATGGTCAATCTGACTGTTATCGAATTCGACGGCATTGTCAAAAGAAAAGTTGAAGAGGTTAAAAAATGAGCGCAATCAAGATCAGGGCGGCGCTTGAAACGGCATTAAACGGCATAACACCGACTATAGCTACCGCATGGGAAAACTCGGCATTTTTATCGCTAGCCTCATCTGTGCCTTATCAGCAGGTCAATGTTCTTTTTGCCGAGCCAGACGATCCAACCTACGGTGACACCTATCACCTTGAGCAAGGCTTTATGCAGGTGAAGTTGATGTATCCATTACAAGCTGGGTCATTGGCCGCCATGACAAGGGCTGAATTGATACGCATGACCTTCTACCGTGGGGCGTCATTTTCTAATGGCGGAATTACTGTAGTGATCAGCAGAACGCCCAGCATTTCACCCGGCAATGTAGAGGGCGACCGCTGGGCTGTCATTGTTAAAATCAGATTTACCGCGCAAGTGTTTTAAGCAGAAGCACCCTAACCAAGCCGCCTATGGGCGGTTTTTTCTCGCCCGTAATTTACGAAAGGAATCACCATGGCTACTATTTCATCCGGCGTATTTAAGCAACTCGTTGTTAAAAAACAATCAGCTCTGGGTACTAAAGCCACAACAGGCTCAGCCCAATTGCTCCGCCGAGTTACCTCTACAATCGACCTGAAAAAGGCCACGTACTCAAGCAATGAAATTCGACCCTCTATGCAGGAGTCTGACTTCAGGCATGGGGTGCGTTCCATTGACGGGACAATCAGCGGAGAAGCATCGGTCGGAACTTATCAAGGATTCATTGAATCCGTTTTGCGTGCGGCATCGTCCGCCGCGGTTACCACAGGGGCAGTTATCACTGTTACTTCAGCCGTTACCACGGGTGCATCAGGGACGTTTACACGATCTTCAGCATCGTACATCACCGATGGCTTCAAGGTTGGCATGGTAGTCCAATGGACAGGATGGGCAACAACCGGCGTAGCTAATAATACGCATAATTTCTTGATCACCGCGCTTACAGCAACAGTCATGACTGGCATTATGCTGGACGGGGTTGCGATTGGTGCCAAGGCTGCTGGCGATTCGGTCACCTGTACATCACGCGGGAAATTCTGTGCAATCCCCCAGTCTGGTCACACCCGCGATTATTGGACCATCGAGCACAACTTTGCAGACATTGTGCAATCGGAACAGTTCAAGGATTGCGTGATCGGCGGCATGAATGTCAAGCTCCCGCCTTCCGGCATGGGCACGGTAGATTTCCCTGTCATGGGGCTGGATATGGACACCAGTACATCGGCTTACTTTGTCTCACCAACTGGAGCAAGCTCAGGATCAAACCTTGCTGCGGTTAATGGTGCATTGTTTGTTTCCGGCACGCAGGTTGCCACCATTACAGGGCTGGATTTTTCCGTCAATGGAAATTATCAGTCTCTCGGTGGCGTAGTGGGATCAAACGTGGCACCTGACATCACTCCGGGTAATGTAGACGTATCTGGAAACATTACAGTTCTATTTTCGGACGCCACCATGCGCGACTACTTCAAGAATGAGACTGAGGTGTCCATCGTGGCGGCCTTTACTACGGATAACACTGCGAGCGCCGGAGTCGTATCGCACGTATTCCCGCGTGTGAAACTCAATGCTGCCGGTAAAGACGATGGCATTAAGGGATTGACCCTGACCATGCCGTTCAAGTCTCTTGAAAACGTAGCGGGTGGCACAGGTACGGCAACCATTGCCACAAGCTACTGGACACAAGACTCCGCCTTTGTTTGATTTGCCGTAAGGCATAACCCGCACCGACCCGTGCTGCTTGCCCTCGCAAGGGCGGCGGCATGGGCACGGGCATTTTTTAACTTGCGAGGATATTATGACGAAAAGTAAAGTGCTTGATCTATCAACGTTAGACACCACTACCGCCTGCAATGCAGGGGCAAAAGTGGAACTGCGACACCCTTCAACCAATGAGCCATTGGGCATTTATATCAATGTTCTAGGTCGTGATTCAGACGTGTTCAAAGAGTACATCCGGCAAAGTATCAACGATACCTTGCGCCGTAATGCGCTGGCTAAAAAACGTGGGCGTGATGTTGATGTGCCAACGGTAGAAACCCAAGAAGCTGAAACGATTGACCTACTGACCGTTTGTACAACGGGCTGGGAGGGCATCGTTATGAAGGGTGAAGCATTGGCCTTTAACGTTG